GGATTTGGAGGGTGTGATGGTGTTTCAGAAGGATTCTAATGAGTTGAAGATTTGTGATGGGTCTTCGTGGGTTAGTGTTGTTGATACTGATACACCTAATGGTTTAGTTTTTATTAAAGAGCAGCCTTTTTCAAGCGTTAGTAGTGTTAATGTTAATAACGTTTTTTCTAGTAGTTTTGATAATTATAAAATGCTAGTTAATATTACGGGTAATACAACTAATGGTTCTATTTATATGCGAATGCGTTCTAGTGGGGTAGATACTAGTACTTCTGTGTATACTTGGGCTGGGCTTAATTCGTATAGTGGTAGTGCTATTACTAGTCACGTTGGTTCTGGCGGAACACAAACATACTTTTTTGTTTCTGGCGCTCATACTACAGATTATCCAAATATGCCTTTTACATTTGAGATTTTACAGCCTTATGCTAATTATCGAACAACTATTTTTGGTTTTCACCCAAACCCTGTTACTCCTCAAAGTTATTTTAATTATCTTGGCGGGGCTATGAATAATACGACCTCTTATGATGGGTTAAAATTGTACCATAGTGCTGGGGGTAATCTTAGCGGGGTTGTTCGTATTTATGGTTATCGTAATTCAATCTAAAAGGTAAATTATGTTTAATTCTAATGTTCAACCAAAACGACGTATCAAAGACGTAAAGAAAGAGCCTTGGTATTGTCACTCGTGCGACCTTGATAATCCGCATTATTATTCTAAGTGTCCTAAATGTGGGGATCATCGTCCCCATTAAGGAGTTATAGTGGGTAATTACTCGTATAATCAACCAAAAATGACTGCTAAGCAGATTGAAGAGCAGATTCTCTCGTTTCCGGGAAAGATGGGTTGGTTCTTATCTAAGGGGTATGCGCCTCATTATTATCAAACCCTGTTCCATACGGATAAGAAGGATAAGAATCTTACTCGTTTTCGGCATCTTGTCGCTGGTCGTCGCGGTGGTAAAACACTATCCGCTGCTTGGGAAGTATTATTCTATTGTTTGCATCCCGAACAGTTTCATTTGGATGCTCATAATCGTAAGAGTGAGGCTCCTTTATGGGTTTGGGCGCTCTCCGCATCGTATAAGGTAGGCCGACCATCATACTTGACATTCAGAGACGTATGTATTAAGGCTGGCCTAACGATTGGCAAGGAAGTTAAGGAGAATAAGGGTGGTCTTCGCTTTGAATTTGAGAATGGAAGCCTCGTAGAGTTCAAATCCGCCGAGGATCCACAGTCCCTTCGTGGTGCTGGCTTGGATATTCTTTGGATGGACGAGGCTGCTTTCATCAAAAATGATGAGTCTTGGGGCGTAATCCGCCCATCCTTGTCAGATAAGCAAGGCTTACTCATCACAACGACCACCCCTAACCAGAAAAACTGGTTTTATGAAGAGTTTTTTAGTGATGATGCTCGTAAAGACGATAATAATAGTCGCGTAGAGTATCGTAGCATTGATAATCCGTATTTTAGACGAGAAGAATGGGAATATGTGCAGTCTAGGTATCATCCGCTGCTTTTCGCACAAGAGTATATGGCGAGTTTTGACAGTATGGCGGGCAAAGACCTAGCCGGAGACTGGCTGCACTATTATTCTCCCGATGATCTGCTAGATGAGGAAGGAAAACCGCTAAAACTGCGTAAATATATGGGAGTTGACCCGGCGATCAGCCTATCCGCCAACGCGGACAGGTTCGTAATCACCATTATTGGGGTATCAGACTCTAACGAAGTGTTTCTACTAGAGCAGTACGCGGCGCGAATCCCCTTTGCAGAACAACTCCTCAAAATTGAGGAGTATTATATCAAGTATAAGCCCGAGATTATTGGTATTGAGTCGAATGCTTATCAGGCGGCACTAGTGCAGCAGACTGAAAGATTGCAAACTATGCCGCCAGTTGTGCCTTTGTTTGCTAAGGGTAAGAAGTTTGAGCGTATTCTTGCTATGTCGCCTCTTTTTCGTATTGGGAAGGTGAAGATTAAGAAGGATCATGCTGATTTTATTCAGGAGTGGGTTGATTATGATTCTTCGCTTCGTACGCCTAAGGATGACTGTTTGGATAGTATGGAGATTACGCTTCGTACTGCTGGTGCTTTGTTGGATGGTATTCAGGATCCTGTGAAGCCTGATAGTGTATTGCCGGATTGGGTTTTGGCTGATCGTCCTTCTGAGAAGAAGGAAGACCGTTTTGTTGACGAATTTATGGGGAGTATGTGGTAATATGCCTTGGATTGAGACTAATGCTAGTTTGGGTGATGCTATTACTGGGGAGCGTGTTTTCCCGGGTGAGCGAGTGTTTGACACGGGGTTTAAGAATTCTTCTTCTCCGTGGTTGTCTCGTGGTAAGACTAGGGTTGTTAAGGAGGAAACTCTTGTTAAGGTTTTGGAAGACGCAGGATACGATGTTGTTAAGCGTGATGCGCGAGATTCTGGAGACGCAAAGGACGTGGACGGAGAGGATGTTAGCGTTGGAGGAGGAGCGCCTTCGGTTGGAGAGGTTGAGGCTGGAGGGGGCAAGCCCACTAAGCGACGTTCCGCTGGGGCATCTAAGGGTAAGTGAGGATGAGCAGGATCTTGATTGGGCGTTGAATCAGGGCCTTGTTACTCCACAAGAGTATAAGGATCTTCTTGAGAAGACGGGTTTGGTTCCGGCTGATCTAGAATTAATGTAAGGGGGCTAGTTTGGAAGAGACTGGTTATAATTATACGGATGATATTCCTACTGGTTTTGCTTCGGCGGCTAGTCTCGTTAAGCGTGTCGATGAGTTGCAGCGACAGCGAGAACTTATGGAGCGACAATGGAAGTTGAATCTTTCGTTTTATAAGGGTAAGCAGTATGTGTTTTATAATCGTAAGTCGCGTCGTATTGAGTCTCTTCCTACTGATGATGGTGATAAGCCTCGTTATCGTGTGAGACTGGTGTCGAATCAGATTGCTCCGAATACGCAGTCGCTTCTTAGTCGGCTTGTGAAGTCTAAGCCCCAGTTTTTTGCTACTCCGGGTCAGGCGTCGTATGAGGCTCAGAAGGCTACTGAGGTTGCTGAGAATCTTCTTGAGTATTGGTGGGATGCTTTTCATTTGACGGAGAAGCGTGAAGAGGCGATGATGTGGAGTATTATTGCTGGTAATGGTTTTTGGAAGGTTACGTGGGATGATAAGGCTGGTCCGGGGATGAAGGTTATGATGAGTCCTGATGGTCAGCCTATTGTTGATCCTATGGTGAAGTATTATTTTGAGAAGAATCTTGAGGCTGCGGGGGTTGATTCGTCCGAGTTTGAGCGGCGTGTGTATCAGGGTGAGATTAAGATTGATGTGTTGTCGCCGTTTGATGTGTTGTTAGATGATTCTGCTCAGGTGTTTGAAGATTGTAAATATGCGTTTTGTGTGCATCCTATGACGAGTGATGATATTATGGATCGTTATGGTGTTCGTTTGAAGCCGAATGCTGTTAATAAGTATCCTGATGAGACGCTTCCGGGTGCTTTTGGGAGTTTGGAGTCTAAGACGCAGGAGAATGTTCGTGTTGTGTATTATGGGTATTTTCTTCCGGGGGATAAGTATCCTGATGGGCGTTTTGTTGTGTTTACGAAGGATCCTTCGATTATTCTTTATGATGCTCCTTGGCCTTATCCGTTTGAGGAGTTGCCGCTGATTAAGTTTCCGGGTATGCGTGTTCCGGGTCAGTTGTGGGATACGAGTGTTGTTGAGCAGGCGATTCCGCTTCAGAAGGAGTTGAATCGTACGTTGTCGCAGATGATTGAGTATAAGAATCTTACGTTGAAGCCGCAGATGTTGGCTCCGGTGGGTTCTTTGCGTCAGCGTATTACGGATGAGCCGGGTGCTATTTTTGAGTATAATCCGGTTGCTGGTAAGGTGCCTGAGTCGATTCCGATTCCGTCGTTGCCGCCGTATGTGTTTGAGCATTTGCAGGATCTTGGTGCGCGGTTGAAGGATATTTTCTCGTTGAATGAGATTGTTGAGGGTAGTGTGCCGCCGAATGTTGAGGCTGGTGTGGCTATTGATTTGTTGCAGGAGGCTGCTACGGATCGTATTGCTCCTCAGATTATGCTTATGGAGAAGAGTTTGGAGCGTGCGGGTAATCTTATGCTTCAGTTGGCTCAACAGTATTATAATGAGCCGCGTACGATGATTATTACTGGTTCTGGTTCTAAGCCTAAGGTTGAGCGGTTTGAGGATGCTGATCTTATTAAGGGTGTTCAGATTAAGGTTGAGGCTGGTTCTGGTCTTCCTCGTACTCGTGCGGGTCGTCAGGCTCGTGTGCTTCAATTATTGCAGATGGGTATTCTTTCGCCTACGAAGGCGTATAAGTATATGGATATGGCTGATTTTAAGGGCTTGCAGATGCAGTTTGAGGCTGATGAGGAGCAGGCTATGCGGGAGCATGAGAAGTTGCTTGATGGTGGTATTGTGAATGAGCAGGCTGCTAAGCAGGCGAATGAGGCGCTTATGATGAGTATTATGCAGGGTGGTGATATTGATCCGCAGATGCTTCAGCAGAGTGTTGAGGCTGGGTTGCAGCCGCTTGCGTTTGAGAATAAGGCTGTGCATTTGGAGGTTCATGCTCAGTATATGAAGAGTGCCGAGTTTGAGTCGCTTCCGCAGATGATTAAGGATCAGTTTTATAAGCATTATGAGTTTACGCAGATGTCTGTTGCTCAGGATAATGCTCCGCAGGGTGATCCGCCGCGTGTGTCGCTTCAGTTGCGTGGTGCGGTTGGTCCGACGACTGGTTCTAAGATTATTGGTAATAGTGGTATTAAGGATGTTACTCCGCAAGAGTTGTTGGAGCCGCCGCTTGATACTGTGGTTATTGATAATAAGGATAAGCCTAATGCGCCTGAGGGTGCGGGTGGCGCGATGGATCAGTATCAGATGGAGTTGTTGCAGAAGTTGCAGGAGAATCAGGCTATTGCTGATCAGAAGTTGGCTAATGCTTCTACTATGAAGGCGGTGCGTGGTGAGTAGGCAAGAGCGTACTGAGTGGAATGATGAGGCTCGTGCTGCGACTTATGTTCAATGGATTGCTTGTGATAAGAAGATTCGTGAGACTAGTCGTATTACGGGGGTTCCACATGCTACTGTTGCTTATTGGGCTAAGCAATGGGAGAAGGATGGTCCGCCTGAGCATTTGGATGTTGAGATTCGTAAGAATGCTTACGAGTTTGTGGATCATGCTAATAAGGTGCGTAAGCAGGCTATGGAGAAGTTGGAGGAGTTGATTCCTGATGCTGAGGTGAAGCAATTGTCGGCTATTGCGACGGTTGTGGGTATTATGGATGATAAGATTCGGCTTGCTCAGGGTCTTGCTACAAAGCGTACTGAGACTGTTCATACTCTTCCTACGAAGGAGGAGATGAAGGAGTTGATGAGTGGTTTTGCTGATAGTCTTGTTAGTGCGGCTGAGGATCGTGCTGCGGAGACTGTTAGTATTGAGGCTGAGAGTGTTGTGATTAATAATTAGCGACCAACCGGAATAAGCCGGAGTCGTTTTTGTTATAGGAGGATACCATGAGTGATGGTATTGATATGGATGGCGCTCTTGAGGCGCTGTCGGCTGAGTTGCCGGATGAGGCAACTGAGTCTGTTGTGATGGATGAGACTATTGTTGAGGACAATCAGCCTGATGCTGAATCCTTTACTGGGTTTGATCCGTCCGTACTTCCTGAGGATATGCAAGCAGTATATAAGTCTATGCAGGCTGATTATACTCGTAAGACTCAGGAAATTGCAGAGTTACGGCGTTCGTATGAGTCGTTCTCTGAGGCGGGAGTAGATGCGGATATTGCGCTACAAGCGGTCGGCTTCTTACAGGAGTTGAATACTAATCCGGACTTTGCGTTGCAGGTTGCGGAGGAGATTCGGCAGACTATGGGAACACCCGATGCCAGCCAGTCGGTTGAGACGTTTACTTCTGAGAATGTTAATAATAGTTACGAGGGGCTTCCGCCGCAATTGGCGGCTGAGTTAGATGAGATGAGGGCATTTCGTGAGGAAATGCTTTCTATGCAGGCTCAGCAAGAGTCTATGGCTGAGTTGGAGATTATGGAGAATACTATTAGGACGTCGAATCCGGATTATACGGATGATGATATGGATGCAATTTATTCGCTTGCGTATGCTCATGATGGTGATCTTATGGCTGCTCAGCAGTCGTATCATCAGATTCAGCAGCGTATGCTTGGATCGTATTTGCAGTCTAAGACTGTTCCTCATGGTGCTACTCCTGCTCCTAGTGCTCCGTCTAGTGTTCCGGGGCGTTCTTTTGGTTCGCTTGATGAGGCACATAAGGCGGCTATGGAGGCTGTTCGTAACATTTCCTAATAGGAGGTGTTTAGCAGATGGCTGCTAATCTTACTACGCTCTCCAACGTTCTCAAGGAGTATTACCTTGGTCCGGTGGCTGAGCAGTTGAATAATGAGGTTCTGCTTCTGTCGCGGCTTGAGTCGCGTTCGGAGGATCTTGTGGGTAAGCGGGCTTATGTTCCGCTGCATCATGGTCGTTCGTCTGGTGTTGGTGCGCGTGCGGAGTCTGCGGCTCTGCCGGCGGCTGGCTCGCAGGATTACGACAAGGCCGTGTATGATCTGAAGTACCTGTATGGTCGTGTTGAGGTCACTGGCCCGTCGATGGCTAAGACGAAGAATGAGGCTGGCGCGTTCCTTCAGGCTCTTAAGTCGGAACTTGACGGTATCCGCAACGATCTTAAGAAGGATCTTGCTCGTCAGATTTATGGTGATGGCTCGGCGGCTATCGCTGTTGGTACGGCTGGTTCTACGACGACGCTGACGGTGCCGGTTGAGGTGATCCGCAAGGGTCAGGTTTATGCTGGTATGGTTGTTGATATCTTTGACGTGACTGCTTCGACGAGTGCTGCTACGTACACTAATGTTGAAGTTTCGTCTGTCAATATTTCTACTGGCGTTGTTACGTTTGGTGAGACTCTTGCTGCTGCTCTGGCTTCGAGCGATTACATCGTTCGTGCTGGCGTGACGGTTAAGACTCCTGCTGAGGGTAACACGCACGCTCTGTCGGACGAGGTTGATGGTATTCAGCGCATCGTGGCTGATTCGGCTACTGCTCTGGGTGGTATTACTCCGACCGGTGCTAACACGTGGTGGGATAACCAGCGCGTCGCCGTGTCTGGTGCTCTTTCGCTAGAGCAGATCCAGAAGGGGCTGAACCTTGCTCGTATCGCTGGTGGTATGCCCACTTCGATCATTACGTCGCTTGGTATTCAGCGCGAGTTCTACGACCTGCTGGACAATCAGGTTCAGTACATTAATCCTGAGTCGCTGAATTACGCGGCTGGTTTTAAGACTCTCTCGTACAATGGTATGCCGGTTATTGCCGACATTGATGCTCCGTACGGGAAGATGTACATTCTTGACGAGTCCACGATGAAGGTGTTCTCGGATCAGGATTGGCATTTCCTTGATGCTGATGGTCAGACGCTTCGTCAGGTCACGGGCTACGACAAGTTTGAGGCTATCATGACTCGTTACATGAACCTCGGTGCCACGCGGCGCAACAATCAGGTTGTGCTTACTGGTATTACTGTTGACGGCGCTGCTGACGCTGGCTTCTAATAATGGTGGAGGGGAGGCTTCGGCCTCCCCTCCATTTATAAGGAGGGCTAATGCCTAAGAAGTTGGATGATATTGTTAATGCTTTGAAGCGCGATAATCCTAGTTGGCCTGAGGGTAAGGTTTGGGCTATCGCACAGTCTACGTATAAAAAGATGCAAGGAAAGTAGGTGAGTTATGTCGGAGGCTTGGACTCGTAAGGAAGGTAAGAATCCTGAGGGTGGTTTGAATGCTGCGGGCCGTAGGTCGTATAAAAAGGGTACGCTTAAGCCTCCGGTGTCTGCTAAGCAGGCTAGGAATTCGCCTAAGGCTGCTGCTCGTCGTCGCTCGTTTTGTGCTCGTATGGGTGGGATGAAGAAGCGGCTTACTAGTGCTAGGACGGCTAATGATCCGAATAGTCGTATTAATAAGGCTTTACGAAAGTGGGATTGTTGATGAATTTATGGTTGCCTAATACTATGAATTATGATGCGTATCGCGTTGATCGCGCACTTCATGCTTATGATGAGAGGCTGATGTTTGCGCGGAATGAGGATACGGGGGATTGGTGTGTGTTTGTTCGTATGCCTCGTCCTCAAGAACCGTTTCCGCTTATGGGGTTTGGGGATAGTATTCCTGAGCCTAATTTTGTGCTTGCTAAGGTGCAGGAGGGGCATCTGGTTAAGCATAAGGAGCGGATTTGGAGGGAGATTATTGATTCTCAGAAGGAGTATAAGAAGGGGTTTGCTGATAGGGCGGATGATGCTCGTGATGAGAGTGTTGAGGCTATTGAGTTTATGATGCGACAAGAGGGTAAGTCGCCTATTATTAAGAGTTTTTCTAAGGGGGTGAGTGGTAATGACGCTTGATGAGTTGTATGATCAGATGGATTTGTATGGGTTTGATGATTTTGAGGATGCTCAGAAGTTGACGCTTCTTAATGAGGCGTATTTTGATATTGCTACTCGTGAGCCTTGGCCGTTTCTTGAGTCTACGGTTGCGTTTACTGCTCCTAGTGGTACGACGCAGATTACTAATCAAGCGTTTGCTAATAGTCCTACGAATGTGAATAGTGTTCTTAGTTTTATTGATACGACGAATGATGTTGTTATGATGCCTGAGCGTGGGGATGTTATTGAGAAGAATTATCGTGTTAATGATTTGACTTCGTATCCTGAGCATTATTATTTTGTTGGTGAGGAGTTGTTTGTGTATCCTGCTGTTAGTGGGGCTACGGCGTATCGTTTGTATTATACTCGTACTCCTGTTGGTGCTACGGATGCTACTGGTACGGGTGCGTGGTTTATTCCTAGTCGTCATCATAGTATTGTGTTGTATGGTGCGCTTGTTAAGGCGTTTCTTGTTAATGATGATCCGCAGGCGACGATGTTTCAGAATATGTTTGAGGCGCGTTATCAGCAGATGCGTAATGATTTGTGGATTCAACAGTATGATCGTACTGATCGTGTTCATGTTGTGAGTGATGCGTACGATTGGAATTATTAAAGGGGGTGATCCGGTTTGGCTTTGACGTTTGTTAATCAGGTTGGTGCTGTTGAGGGTATGAATCAGGCTGCTCCGGGGACTCTTATTCCTGAGTCGTTTGTGCGTTGGTCGCAGGATGTGTTGTTTGATCGTGCTGGGCTTATGCGTCGTCGTGGTCCGTTTGAGAAGTTTAAGATGTATAATAATAATGGTACTGAGAATACTGATGGTTTGTTTTCTTATGCTATTAGTGGTGTGGATGATGAACGTATTCTTTCGGTTTTGTCTACGTATGATCCTACTGGTGCTGAGCGTATTGGTATGCTTGTTGATTCGTATGATCGTGATACAAATTCGCGCGAGTCTATTCTGCGCGTGTTCGATAATAATTTTAAGTATCTTGGGTATGAAAAGTTGCCGTTTGATATTACTCCGCTTAGTATTGTGAGTGCTAAGCCTGCGCTTGGTGGTGGTTTATGGGTTAGTGTTGTGGATGATCCGGCTGATGCTAATTCCCATTACCAATTTTTTTGGAGGGGCGGGTATAATACGAGTCTTAGTGGTATTACGGGCACGTTTAGTACTGAGGCTGTTACTGGTGTGAGTGCTGAGCATCGGGGTTTGTCGCCTATTATTGATACGAATAGTGTTAGTGGTGTGAGTGAGGGCCAGTTTGTGTATGCTACTGTTAGTGGTAGTGATTATTATCTTGGTACTGTTAAGGCCGTTGATTCGCCTACTACGAGCGTGACACTTGAGAAGCGTCCGTTCTTGTGGGATGTTAATACAAATAATAATCATAGCGTTGTTTTTACTAATTCTTCTGCTACTTCTAGTACTAGTATTGTTACTGTTACATTAACTTCTAGTGTTTTGTTTGAAGTTGGTGACGTTGTTCTTTTAACAAGTGCAAGTAATTCTAATTATGATAATCTTAGTGCTACTATTACTGCTGTTCCTCCTACTACGGCGCCTAATACATTTACTTTTAATACTACATTTAATCGTGGTACTGCTAGTGATGTTACTGTTCATATAGATAATGATCTTGTTAAGTTAGATAAAACAGATATTAATTTAAAGTTTGTTAGTGTTCGGCCATATGCGCACGTGCATGGTCGGGGTTTATTAACGGTTTCTGATGCGGATTCGTCTAATATTGTTAGTGGTGGTGTTGGTACTAGTGCTGAAGGGCATTGGCAAGCCGCTAATATTCAAGATTATAATCTGTATCGTGCTTCTGATAATTTTTATATTGGTAAGGTTAAGACTATTACTGATAATGATAATGCTGTTTTATGGTCGGATTCTGGTATTAAGTTAGAAGGCGAAGAGTATATTATGCGTTCTACTGATATTACTAATCTTAGTACTGGTAGTACTGATTATTGTGTTGGTAGTAGTGATAATACTATTATGAATTTTGCTGGTTTATATACAACTGTGTATGCTGGTTATCAATGGTACGGTAATTTTGGTCAGGATGATGAAAATACGAATCGTGTAGTGTTTAGTGCGGGGCATGATCGTGAGGCGGTTGATTTGTCTCGTGATGCGGCTGATAGTATTATTTTCCCGGGTAAAAGTAAGTTTCGTGGTTTAGGCTCGTCTAGTGCGGGTCTTCTCGTGTTTCTTGAGGATCGTACGTATATTCTTCGTGGTAATGATCGTACAAACTTTTCAGTTGAGCAACTAGTCCCTGAGGGATGCTTGTGCGCGTCTAGTATTGTAGAATATGGTGGTGGTGTATTCTGGGCTGGAAAGTCTGGCATTATGTTCTTTGATGGTGCTAGTGTTCGTAATCTTACTCGTGATAATCTTGGCTTGTATTATACTGATAGTCTTGATGTTTTTAATCCTGAGCGGGACCGTGTAATTGGGTTTATTCATAAGAATAATCTTATTATGCATTATACTAGTTGGAAGTCTCCGTTTGATCCTATTCGTTATGAGCCTATTTATGCTGCTGATTGGCAGACTACTGAGGGTATTGCGGATCGTGCGTGGGATGAGTTTGATCCTGATTTTGATTATGATGATTTCTTTACGGAGAATAATACTCCTATTTTTTGGGATCAGAAGAAGTTAAATAATCCTGAAGAGTCGGCTAGTACTGGTACTAGTATTGTTTGGGGGCCTAGTCCGGGCAATGTTACCGGACAATGGGGCGCTACAACAAATATTCAGAAGTGGGGGCCTCTTCGTAAGAATACGAGTATTACGTTTGCCGTATACTTGCCAACAAACGCTATTACTACACTTAGTAATATGGATTTTCGTGGTGTGACTGCTATTGAGACTCTTTATGGCCTTAAGACTATTGTTGGTGTGAATAGTGTTGAGAGTGTTAGTAGTGTTGATAAGTTACGAGCGCGTTTAATTGATATTCATACCGTGTTTGATGTAAATACGAATGGTGAGGATGTTTTTCTTGTAGAGAAGATTAATATTCCTTATTCTGATATTATTAAGGGACCAGATTTTTATTTGCAGACAAAGCATTTTACTGTTGGTGATCCTATTCTTCGGAAGTGGTTCCAAAAGATTATGCTTAGTATGCTTCTTTATGATGGTGCTATTCGTATGGATCTTGTCGATGATGATGATAATGATTCTGTTGATATTAATAAGAAGAAGCATCGTTATTGGGAATTATTTACTGAGAAGGGTTATGATTGGACGTATCTTACGGATATTCAGTTTCCTAAGATTGTTTCTCCTAATAAGGCTAGTTGGAATAATGTTGAAAGTAGTTTGACTTATTGGGACGAGTTGTTTACGGCTGATTTTAATAGGTATTCTAAGCGTGTTAGTTGGCGTAAGCCGAGTATTGGATTGCGCTTATACCAGTTAAATGATTATAAGAAGCCGTTTAATGGTGTTGTGACTACGCCTAATAGGGTAGAGTTGCAAGGTTTTAGTATTGGGTTTAAACCTATGAGGCAGGGGAGGATCTAATGGAGCAGATGCCGGATTTTGATCTTACTACTCCTCGTGGTAAGCAAGAATTCCAGTCTTGGCTTACGATGATTATTCGTAAGGAAGTTAACTCGTATGTTCGTCAGGTTCTTGGTGTTGGTAATACGGGTGAGACTGTTGCTGGTGGGCGTATTAATGTTACTTAGAAAGGAGGAGGCGTATGGCTGATCTTAAGGCGTATACTAGTGTTTATAGTTTTCCGTATCCTCTTCCGGGGGATTCGGTTCAGAATACGTATGCTCGTATTCAAGAGTTAGCGGAGCGTATTGAGGCTACTTATACTATTCTTGGTATTAATCTTGATAGTTCTACTGGTTTGTTGCAGGTTGGTGATGCGGCTGGTGGTGATCTGGAAGGATCTACTTATCCGAATCCTATTATTAAGAATGATGCTATTACTACGGCTAAGATTCTTAATCGTAATGTGACTGGTAATAAGATTGATGAAGAGACTATTACTGAGATTAATATTGCTGATGAGGCTGTTACGACGGATAAGTTAGCGGTTGTTAGTCTTAAGGATGGTTCTACTGCGGTTACTCAGGCTCAGTCTGATGGTTCTACTAATATTGCTACGACTGCTTATGTTGATGCTTATATTGCGGGTAGTGTGCCGGATGGCGCTATTGGTACTGACGAGTTGGCTGATGGGGCTGTTACGAATGATAAGGTTGCTTCTGACGCGGCTATCGCGTATTCTAAGTTGGATCTTACTGGTGAGATTCTTGAGGCTGACCTAGCGTTTGAGATTGCCACTCAAGGCGAGTTGGATAGTGTTGCTAGTGACTTGTCGGATCACGAGTCTGCTACTACGAGTGTTCATGGTATTGCGGATACTAGTCTATTAGAGACTACTAGTGGCGCTCAAGATAAGGCTGATACTGCGGAGGCTAATGCTGAAGCGTATGCTGATTCTCTTGCGCCTAATTATGATCCTGCTGGTTCTGCTTCTGCTGTCGCTAGTGATCTTAGTACGCATGAGGGTGCTTCTACGAGTGTCCATGGTATTAGTGATACTGCTGATCTAGTGTATACGAGTGATTCTCGCTTGAGTGATGCGAGGACTCCTACTGCTCATGCTGTTTCTCACGAGTCTGGCGGGTCTGACGAGTTAGAATTGGCTCCTTCGCAGATTACTGGTACCGCCGTTGTTGATTCTGATTCGCGTCTTACGGATGCTCGTACTCCTACAAGTCATGCTACTAGTCACGAGTCTGGTGGTTCGGATGAGATTGAGATTGCTCCTAGTCAGGTGACGGGTACTGCTGTTGTTGATTCGGATGCTCGCTTGTCGGATGCTCGTACGCCGACTAGTCATGCTGCGTCGCACGAGTCGGGTGGTAGTGACGAGTTAGAGTTAGCGCCTAGTCAGATTACTGGTACGGCTGTGGTGGATTCTGATGCTAGGCTTACTGATGCGCGTACTCCTACGAGTCATGCTAATACTCATGAGCCGGGTACTCCTGACGCTATTGATTATTCTAAGGTTATTCAAGTTGGTACTACGCTTCCTACGATGCCTAATAGTGCTCATCCTGCGGGTACATTGTTTGGTGTTGGTAGTGTTGCTCCGTATCTTCTTTATCGTAGTGCTGGAAGTACGTGGGAACAGATTGGTGGTGCTGGTGGCGGGTCTAGTGTTACTACTGATGATACTGCTCCTGTGTCGCCTAATGATGGTGATTTGTGGTATGATTCT